ATTACCTCCAAATCAACATGGCCCCAATCTCGGCCATTGTGGAAATGGCCCAAGAGAAATTGGACCAAATGGATGTTGCGGAAGGAGAACCTCCTGAAGAGACTACTTCCGATGAATCTTCGGAGATTCCAAACGCAACACAACCGGATAACATAAAACCATTCAGAATTGGAAGGCACTAAATGAGCATACAGTTCCTAGCACGCGGAGCACGATCTGCTGAGATCTGGCTCTATGGTGTTGTGGGTGACGAATGGGGCGGAATCACCGATAAGCAATTTGTCAAGAATCTGAACGATCTAGGCAGGGTGGATGAGATCAATCTCAGGATCAATTCCGAGGGTGGCTCAGTCATGGATGGCTACGCTATCTATAATGCGCTGGTTAGACATCCAGCTAAGATTAGCGTAGATATAGATGCATTCGCTGGAAGCATTGCATCCATCATTGCCATGTCAGGCGATACGATATCGATGGCATCTAATGCGATGATGATGATTCACGATCCTACTGCTGGTGTATGGGGAAATGCAATTGATATGCGGCGCATGGCCGATATTCTGGATGGCATTCGAGGGAAGCTGATCGACACATACGTCGCGCGCACTAAGAATTCTTCCGACGAAATCTCAAAATGGATGACGGATGAAACGTGGTTATCGGCAGAGCAGGCAGTGACCTATGGCTTTGCTGATTCGATCACTCAAGAGCTGAAGATTGCTGCATATGCTCTTAGCAGAGATTACAAACATCGACCGAAGAACTTTGTTGTAAATGAAATTACGTTGCAAAAGAGAAATAGAGATATCGCGGCAGTGAGAGTTACTCAAATGCGCGATAGGTTGCGAAAGGTTTCGGGGATTGTCTCCGAGTAATGCGGCACTCGCCGCGATCTTGAAAAGGAGCTGTATATGAGTGCTGCTATCGAGGCGCTGAAAAACAAACTGATTGAGTTGCATGAGACGGCTAAGGCGCTGCAAGCCAAGGCCGATGCGGAGTCACGCGATATGACTCCCGAAGAGCTGAAGGAAATGGAACTGATCACGGCAGAATTCGATTCGACGGAGGATGACATCAAGCGTCGCGAGAAAATCGCTGCGCAAGAGACGAAGCTGTCTGCCAGCGTAGGACGAGTAAGCAAGCCAATTACGCCAGGGGAGCAACCAATGGCGCGCGCACCTGCGCAAACAGATGATGGTCTGAAAAATACCAGACTCTCTACTGTAGAAGAACGTCAGCGCTGGGGATTTCGGCATTTTGGCGAATTCGCTGCCGCTGTGAAAAATGCAGCAGTGCATCCAGCGCAAGGTTTGGATGCGCGACTGATCGCTAACGCTGCATTGTCTACCTACGGTAGCGAGGGAGTTGGTGGAGATGGAGGTTTCGCAGTTCCGCCGGAATGGCGTGCCGATATCATGCGCATGGTAGAGGGCGAAGAATCTCTTCTGGCGATGTGCGATCAGCAGACTGCATCTGGTAATTCGATCACGTTCCCTATTGACGAAGCTACCGCGTGGCAAAGCTCTGGTGGCATTCAGGCGTATTGGGATTCAGAAGCATCCGCGATGACTCAGAGCAAGCCGCAATTGAAAGATCTGACTTGCAAACTGTCCAGACTTACAGCGCTGGTTCCTGTGACTGACGAACTGCTGGAAGATGGCGCGGCAATGGGATCCTACGTTGCCTCCAAAGCTGGCGAGAAATTGAGCTTCAAAGTCACGGACGCTATTATCAATGGTACGGGTGTTGGCCAACCGTTGGGAATTCTGAATGCTGCCTGTACCGTGTCCGTTGCGAAAGAAACGTCGCAAACTGCAACGACTTTCCATGCTGACAATGCGGTCAAGATGATGGCACGCATGCCAGCGCAATCGTTCGCGCGGTCGGTATGGCTCATCAATCAAGATGTGGTGCCTCAGATCCTGCGACTTGGATTTGCGATTACCACGGCAGCAGGTACGGCTGCTGGTGCGGGTGCTCTGTATCTCGCTCCTAATGGACTGGCCACAAACTCGCCATACGGAACTCTGCTCGGTAGGCCGATCTTCGTGACCGAAGCATGCGCTACATTGGGTACGGTTGGTGACGTGATCCTCGCCGATATGACTAAGTACCTCGCAGTCGTTAAGAGTGGCGGGTTGCGAAGTGATACATCTATCCACTTGTGGTTTGACCAAAATACCACGGCATTTCGATTTGTATTGCGCATGAATGGGCAACCCTGGCTGTCTGCTGCCATCGCGCGCAAGAGCGGATCTAATACTCTGTCGCATTTCGTGACTGTCGCAACTCGCTCCTAATTGAGAGAAAGGACAACTTATGACTATCAGTCTGAATGCTCGAATGGACGAGCAAACCTATCCAGTACAAGCGACGAGCATGGTAGCGTTGACTGGTGCTGGTGGCGATGCCTCATACGTATCGCTGAAGAACTATCGTCGATGCACTGTAATAATCGATATCCTGAATGGCACAACAGTAACTGGCACTGTGGTAACTCTGAAGCAAGCCACGGCAGTAGCTGGCACCGGCGAAAAAGCATTGGCCTTTACGCGCATGCTTGCAAATATCGATGTGGGCGCGGCGCAAACGATGACGGAGACGGCTGTATCCAGCAACACCTTCACATCCGATACGACAAACTCAAAGCGTCTGCGCTACATCATAGAGGTAGATTCTGACTCTCTCGATACTGCTGGCGGATTCGATTGCTTCCGCGTCGATGGCGCCTCGGCGGTCAATTCGACTGGATTGGTGCAGTACATCCTCTGGGGTGCGCGTTATATCGGCGCCTCTCCGATGGCTGACTAATGATTATGGAGGGGGCTATGCTCCCTCCCTTCTATCGAGGACAAGATGGCTACATTCAATAAAATTCAGGATTTTGTGGAGCAATTGGGATTGGCGCGGCACAATCTCAATACAGCTACGCTAAAAGTAGCCCTGAACCGATCAGATGCCGCTGCCGGAGCAGGCGCGGCAGTTCAGGCGACAGATACCGTTCTAGCAGACGTTGTGCAACCCACCGGGACTGGATATACGGCGGGCGGAATTGATACGCAAAATACATGGGCGGAAACTGGTGGCACTGCAACGCTCACCGGAACCAAGTGCGTGTGGACTGCGGGCGCTGGGGATTGGCAATCATTTCGATATGTCGTGCTCTTCAATGACGATACGACCACTCCCACGGATCAACTAATCGGGTGGTGGGATTACGGCAGCGATCTTACCCTCGCAAACGGAGAGACGTTCTCCGTCAAGTTCAACAATTCCGATACTACTGGATCTATCCTCACTCTCACATGAGGTACGAAGTGACAGAGAAAAAGGCATGCTGTAACGAAGAGACGAATTTAGTTCGTTTGGAAGAGCAATGCCGGGAGGAGTTGGAAGTCGTGGTGTGCAGGATATGCGGATGCAGACATTTTGCTCTGACCGTGCAGCCGCTGAAGATTGATTATTCAGGATCTACAGTGTAGGAGATAAGAATGGCTGTAATGTCAGCGGGACAACGGTTGGCATGTAGGGATACATCTATAAAAGAATTGTTGGCTATAACTGGATTGGTGAAAGCCGATCTCGCCGCAGCAGTCAATGCTATTGATCAATGGGTATCGGATAATGCCACGGCATTTAATACTGCGATTCCGCAGCCAGCGCGTGCCGCTTTGACAGCTTCCCAAAAAGCCGCACTGCTAGAAATCGTAGTGCGTTACAGATATCAATTGGGGGTATAAATGGCAACCGTCAGGATCTTGTTACCTCCGAGAATTTGGACGCCCGCGACTACCAATGGTATGCAGCATACTGTGGTCGATGGAACAAATTTTCCGGTTGAGTCGATGGCATATGATGGTGGCTCAACTAATGAGAGCGCATACGTCAAATTCATGGCTTCCAACTATGGAAGCGGGAACGTGACCGTTGATGTGGTGTGGTACACGAATAGTGCGCAGACATCCGGGAATGTGGTGTGGGGCGCGGCGCTTGCAGCAATTACGCCAGATACCGATAGTCAGGACGTAGAGACGAAAGCATTCGCGACAGCGAATACAGTTCAAGATTCACATCTCGGCACCACTGCGCAACGAGTACATCGCGCATCAATTACAGTGAGCAATCTGGATAGCATTGCAGCTAACGATTATGTTTGCCTATGGCTGTATAGAAACGCTAGCGATACATCGAATGATACCTTGGCTGCCGATGCCAATGTGCTAATGGTTGAAGTTACCTACTCTGACACGTAATGGCTCGCAGCTTCGCATCCGGCAGTACGCAGTATCTACAGGCATCGCAACATCTTCCGCAAACGGAAGGTGTGGCGGCGTTGACAATCGTGACGTGGATCAAGCGCACGGCATCTAATCAGATCGGGCCAATAATTGGAAATCGTGGCGATGTAAATTCCCATTCTACTATTGCCGCATTTTGGTCAGATGCTAAATGTTATTGTGATGTATCAAACGGAAGTGGTGCATATGGCGCATTTAACCATTCGAGCACTGCCTGGCAACATTTTGCTATGGTCTATGATGGTGCTGCGAGCGGAAATAGCAATAGGCTAAAAGCATACATTGATGGAGCGAGTCAGAGTCTTACATTTACCGGGACAATACCATCCACTACAAGTAGCAATGCCGGGTTAGTTAACTGGACATTAGGGCGGGATTTGCAGGGCACGGGAGCGACGCAATACACTAATGGGTCCATGTCGGAAAGCGCGGTGTACTCGGCAGCACTGACTGTGGATGAGATAGGAATGCTCGCCGGCGGGTATTCTCCGATGAGCGTCAGGCCAGCAGCATTGATCTCATATTGGCCGCTATTCGGAAGAGGTGGAGCGTCCGCTGGCGAAGAAGATTGGGTCGGGACGTCCCCTTTGGCGCATACGAATTCGCCCGCACTTGCTGAACATTCGAAGGCGATCTATCCGACACGTCCTATCTACATTATTCCAGTCGGAGCGGCTGGCGCATTATCAATCGACGCTGCGCCAGGATCAATCGCCATTAGTGGCACTGCGGCTGGATTGCTCGCAGATCGATCCACGAATGCATTGCCCGGTAGTTTCGCAATCACCGGTATTGATGCCGGAACGATCTATACCCAAACTAGAGCGGTCGATGCGCAGCCGGGGGCTCTAGCACTATCTGGTATCGCTGCTGGCCTATACGCTGAGCGGGCTACCAATGCGCAGCCAGGATCGTTCGCGATCTCCGGAGCTGCTGGAACACTGGTTGTCGGGCGCATGCTCGACGCTGCGATTGGTTCTATCACAATCAATGGCGTCGCGGCGACATTGGCGATTCCTGGCGCACAGTCCATTGATGCGCTACCAGGATCGTTCGGCATTACCGGAACGGCTGCGTCGCTAATCGCTGGCAGATCGATTAATGCAGCTGCCGGGTCATTTGCGGAATCTGGAATTGCAGCAACGTTTGCGAGGGAAAAAGCCCTAAGCGCCGATGTTGGCTCATATGTGGTGAATGGCATAGATGCGACATTGGTCGCGCCTCTTGCCAGGGAACTGAACGCAATACCGGGATCGTTTGCCATTAGCGGATATGCTGCTGGTCTCATGCTTCCTTCTACGGTGCCTTCATTCTTAGGGCATATCCATGTGTTGAGCGAAGAATATCGCAGTCACGTCCTCAGGCGCAAATGAGCGGATTCATTGATACACCATACGGAATTGAGATCCGGAAAGACCCGAATGCGATCCTGGATTATTCCTTGATGTGGACAGATAGACTTCAGAGCGGAGTCACTATTGCCTCGGCTGCGTGGACAATACCGGCAGGATTGACGCAAGTATCTTCGTCAGTGAATGGCGCTCCTATCACATTCAAAGAGCGAATTCATCCTATCGGTACAGTTACAACTGTTCGTTTATCTGGTGGTACGAGTGGCACGAGATATAGGTGCCTATGCCGCGCTACTCTATCCACTGGCGAGGTGGATGATCAGAGTATCTTCGTGGAGGTGCGTGACAAATGAAACCACGAAAGACGCTACATTGGCATGACGAATTTCCATTCGCATTCGACATCACGCCAATAGCTATGGCGATGATGGAAGACACGAAGGCCCATCTGCGGATAGACTTTGATGACCATGACTTGCTGCTCAAACATTATCTGGTAGTTGCCTTGCAGGAAGCGGAGCGGATTACAAATAGAGCGTTAATCACTCAGGATGTACATCTGTTACTGGATGAATGGGAAACTCCGATTTATGTCCCCATAGCGCCGGTGCAGTCAGTGCTTAGCATCCAATATTTCGACAGTGCAAATGTATTGCAAGTGATATCTCCTACATTGTATGAGGTAGATATGCACACAAAAGACTATCCTCGTATACAACCGATTCATGGGACTGTGTGGCCGGAATCATATCCGCGTCCAGAATGCATTGGTATTGAGTTGCAAGTCGGATACGGAGACACCTATGACACTATTCCAGCAGCAATCAGATTGTGGGTAATGGCTGCAGTCGGGGAGATGTATAAAAATCCAGAAATCACAATTTCGGCGAAGACTCAGGGAGAAACGTTTTCCCATTTCATGAATGGTTTACTGGATAAATACTTACTACCAACAAGCCATGCAAGCTAGTCTTCTTGCCGAGCGCATTACCATTCAGGAAAAGCAAGTAACCAGGAATGCCTATGGGGCTGAGGATATTGAATGGCTGGATATAGCTACAGTATGGGCAGAAGCCGAGCCGTGGAGAATGAAAGAGCGTCTGGTAGCACGGCGCAATCTAGGAGAAGCTGTGATTAGTTTCAGGGTGCGGCATCCGTGCCCAGTCGCGTTAGATAAGCGCATTGTATGGAATGGTTCTACATTCAACGTGATAGAAATCGATGCCACCAAAAAGCGCCAGGGTGAATTGAGTTTCATCGCGCGTGGCGAAGAGATTAGCGCAGATGGCTGACGTAGAGATAAGAACAAACCTGCCAGAACTGAAAAGCAGACTCGATCGGTTCGGGGCGAAGATGGCTGGTATCGTTGGATATGCTACGCGCCAATCTGGTTTGATTTTCGTCAGGGCAGCTAGAGCACTCGCGCCTTCGCTTCAAGAAAAGAACAAACGAAAGGATAGAGTTCCTGGGACACTCAAGCGAAACATCTTTGTGGCTAAGAGCAAGAGGGATAAGCGCAAAGGGATAGCACACTATATCGTTGGGGTAAGAGCATTCGAGAAGGGAGCAAAATCCAGCATCAAGCGGGGAGATGCATTTTACTGGCGATTTCTAGAATATGGTTGGATGCCGAGAGGACCGGGTAGGAGGTTGCGAGGCGGAGAGCGCAGCAGGCAATATCATCGCGCAAAAAACAAGTCCTATGGAGCTGTAACAGTGAAATATCCTTTCCTCGGTCCAGCATTTAAGACGGCGAGGGAAAACGCATTGCGGAAATTCTTCGATGCAGCCGATGCTAGGATCATTGCTGCTGCCAAGGAAGCCAAGTGAGCGCAGAGATCGAGGCATATAGCGTGCTTAGCAATGCGATGACGGTGACTGCATTCACAGGCACTCGGATATATCCTGATTTTGTACCGGAGGATAAAACGCTTCCGGCGATTGCTATTAATAGAATTGAAACGGAATACGTCAATACCATTCATCAAAATATTCCAGAAGCAACGAAGGTGCATCTGGAAATATGGTGCATGACATCTAACAGGAAAGATGCGGAACAATTGGGCGATGCGGTAGAATTGGTTATCGGAACAGGAGAGTTCGTGCTGGAAGGAAGGCGTCCTGAATTCGATCCAGAAACGCTGACGTTTGCAGTAGTTTTACAGGCATTCATCTGGCAGTGAAACTACTAGAAACCAATACAGCGGTGGAAGCATTCGAAGCATTGCTCAAGGAATTGAAAGATGCGAAAACCGACTCTTTCGCTGATGCTAGCTTTCACCAAAAAGTGATCCGTCACCTAAAGGGAATAATTGCAGCATGGGAAGACTGGATAAAAAGTAGGTAGTCCAACAATCGAGCACGCGCTATGTTTCTAGATCTCTACACATATAGCAGAGCTTCCTCGCAACATGAAAGGAAGCTCAAATGGCAGTCGTTAAGTGGTCTAAAGTTGCGGTCGATGTGGAGTCAACCAAGTCGGCTAGTCTTACTGTTACGGCAATTAGCAAACAGAATCCTGGGCAGGTTACTACGCAAAGCGCGCATTCTTATAGCAACGGCGATTGGGTAGTAATCACAGCTTCAGGGATGACACAAGTAGATGGAAGAGTGTTCAGGATTAGCGGAGCAAGTGGCTCTGTTTTTAATCTAGAAGGCGAAGACACAACTAACTATGATACGTTCACCGCTGGTAGTGTATTTAAGGTGACGGCATGGTCTGGAATGCAGACTGCTACTGGTCTTACGGCAAGCGGTGGAGATTATGAATTCATCGATACGACTACCATTCATAGTCCGGTGAGAACACAGATTCCTGGCCTCGCAAGTCCAGCGACCTACACGTTCGAGAATCTATGGGATCCGTCAGATTCTGCTCTGCTCGCATTCAAAACTGCGGCGGACAATCAATCCCAAAAGGTCACGCGATTCAGTTTCGCTGGCGGACAGAAAGTGGTATTCAATGGCTACATCGGAGCTACGTTGTTGCCAACTGGAGTCGCTCAAGACAAGGTGCAAACATCCGTAACGATCACGATGTTTGGTAGACCGACTATTTATGCAAGCTGATTCTGGTCGCTAGGGGCTAGGATCGGTCAATTAATCCTAGCCCCGAGAATGATATGGCTCTCAAAAAGGACCAAGTATTAAAACCTACATTGCCAGTGGAAGAGATCTTGATAAAAGAACTCGGACCGGAACCTGTGCGCGTGCACTGTATATTACAGCGGCATATTGCAGACATTACGGATGAGGCGAAGAAGGCGGATGTAGGTTGGGATATCGTTCTCTTTCATAGATGTATCAAGACGGAAGAGGGAGAGCCTATCTTTTCATACAGTGAATGGGAAGATTTCCAGGCGGCGCATCGGAGAACGTACCAGAAGCTCAGCAAAGTAATTGCACGATTGAATGGTTTAGACGGAGAGGAGAACGAAAAAAACTAGCGCGGCCTGAGATCAGGATTGCTATGCAATTGGCAATGCGGCTCGGGCGCACATTGGATGAATTGGGCCAGACAATGAGCGCTAAGGAATTCGGTCTGTGGTGCGCGCTCAACCAGCAAGATCCATGGGACCATACTAGAGGTGACATCAATGCTGCCATCATTTGCGCGACGATTGCTAACTATGCCGGTAAGATTCGCAAGAGCGGTGCTAAACCTGCTGAACCATCCGAGTTCATGGCATTCCTCAGAGAAGAAGAAGTAGAAATGGATGCGGTAGATCCAACGGATTTCTTTGTAGGACAGAGCAATGCCTAGTCTATTTATTGATGTTGTTGCTAGGTTCGCGAAGTTTGAAGAATCGCTTAACCAAATCAAGCGGCGGGCTGATCAATTCGTTGGAAATCTGAACACCACATTCGGTACCCTTAAAACTGTAGCTATTGGTGTTGGTGCTGCGTTGGGATTGAATGAACTCCTTCAGAAATTAAACGAGTTACGGCAGAAATTCTTTGAGACTGTTGACGCAGCAGACCAATTAGGCAAGGCCGCAGACCAAACAGGCATAAGTGTAGAGGCTCTCGGAGAGATCAAATTTGCCGCGAGTCTTGCAGATATTGATTTCGATAGCGTGCTCCAGGGTTTCAAGCATCTATCTACGTCTATAGATGAATCGAATCAGGCTTGGGAACGATTACGCATCAATCCCAAAACGTTCAAAACAGTAGACGATGCAATTGTAGCGTTGGCCCGCCGATTCTCGGAGATGAGAAATCCGATAGAGGAATCCGCGATTGCAGTTCAGTTATTCGGTAGGGAAGGCGCAAAATGGTTGCCTCTGTTGAAGGGCGGAGCGGAAAATCTTCAGGCATTGAGGGAAGAGTTTCGGAAATTGGGAGGGATAGTAGGGGAAGATTTCGCCAAACAATCTGAACAATTCAATGATAATCTTAAGCGATTGAGTGTAACTAGTACGGCGGTATGGAATTCAATTGCTCGGGATATCGTCAATGCAGTTAACCCAATACTTGAAACACTGCTATCCGCCAAAGAGATCACAGGATCATTTTTGGCTTTATTGAGATTGCAAGGTGTCTTAGATCCATTCAGATCAATTACCGAATCGATCAATGCGACAGAAAAAGAGATTGCCGATACGAGGGATGAACTAGCCAAACTCCTCCAGGATCTTAAGAATCCATTGCTGACCGGCACTCCGAGATTGGCAACACAAAATAGGGTAGAAGAACTACAGACCAACAATTTACCTCAGAGATTGGAATTCTTGCGCAGAGCAAGGGAAAGAGAATTCCAGAATAATGCAACGACGCGATCTCTGACACAACGGGCTTTGAGGGGAGAATTCAGGGACAATTCTCAGATACCGGAAATTAAAGGATTCATTCCTGGGCCACGGAAACCGGAAGCTGGCAAAGAAAGCGCATTCGAGTCGTTACGAAAATCTCTGTTGTCCAAGCTCAACACCGAACTGAAATTAAATGAGGAGCTGACCCTCAAGGAAGATATCAGATTTAAACGCCTTAGCGCGAATGAGCAGAGCCAGCTTATCCGCATTGCCCGCAGAATCGATGCCATAAAGGCAGAAGCAGAAGCAAAGAAGATTACAACCGAATCTGAGGATGTTCAAAAATCGATTCGGGAAACTACACTACGTAGCGATCTAGATGCAATCGAGCGGCGCAAGAC